GTAGTATGAAGAATCATCAGAAACAAAATCTGTTTCTACTGAAACTGCAGACTGTTGAAGTCCAAGAACACGATCAAGGCGTTCCTTGAGTTGTTCATAAGACTTGAACTTCTCTTCACTTACAAACTCTTGCAATGAATATAGTTGATTATAGATTGTTTCCAATTCTGAATCATCATCTGAAAGTGCTTCTTGAGAATCGAATTCAGACTTATCATAATTTCCATAACCATCAACAGTGCGATACTTCAGTTTGAAGTTGGCGCCATCCCAAAAATCAAATGGGTTGTAACGAGCCTCATCTTCAAAATGAGGATTCATTGCCTCGTTCAACTTGTCAAAGATTTTCTTACCATATGAGTAAAGAAAAACTTTTCCTTCATTATCTGGGTTTGCAGGATCTTTTACAACATAAATGTTCGAAAGGAACTTAAGTTTACGTTTACGATCACGGGCAAGGTTTTGATTGTCTTGTGAACCAGTATTCCATAGTTCAGTATTAGACTCACAAACAGGACACTGTTTGTTGATTGTAGTAAGACAGTTATCAATCAACCAACCGCCTGGGCCTTTAAATCCATGATTAAACACACGAACCCAAGGAATATCTTCACCATCTGCAGGGGGAAGGAAACGAATTACAGCATAACTGTTACCATCCTTACCAATAGTTGGTTTCCAAAATCGATCATCGATATTTGATGTGGTTTGTTGTGGGGATTGGGTTTTTTCCAACTCTTCCGCAAGACGGGCAAAGTTAGAGCGACCTTTTTTAAGGTTTGCAAAAGACATAAATTTTCTCCTTTATACGTTATATGCGTTTTGTATTTTTACTAATATACTATATTATCCAAGAGTTGTCAACTAGTTTTTTTAATTAATTGACCATAATCTTCATAATAATCATCAATCAATATGTCCCTAAGAACATTAACATAATAATTAACATCTATGTCCAAGAAAGACATATAGTCTTTTACTTTCTTAGTATATATAGGCCAATAAGTTGTATCATTTATTTTGACCTTATCTATGAAAGTAAAAATCTTTTCAAAGATAATTAACGTTTCTAATGAAAGTTCTCCACGTTTTTCTAAGAATACAATAAATGGGTAGTCATTGTCAATAGATTTAAATATAGAATTGAATTCCATATTTTCTTCAGACGCCCTTGTAAACAACACATGACAATCATTAGTAAAAGTATACTTTATACTTTGAATTCTTTTCTTCCAATTTTTATATGTGTCGTAAGATTCTTTATCTAAAAGATTTCCTGTCCACATAAACTCATTACGAGAAATAGCAAGATTACCATTTTCTGTTACATTCAAGAACAATGCAAGTAAAAATTCTTCCAAACTTTTTTTATCAAACCTTCTGGAAAGTTCTTCGAAAGTTCTTCTGTCTCTCCTGTTATAATAGGTTTCTTTCTTTGGGGAAACTTTTCCTTTGTACTTTATAAAATCATACTCACTATTAAAATGACTTTTCATTGCAAGATAAATTTTAAAAGCCTCAAAGTCATCTATCTTCTTTCCAGACATGGTAATCATAGAGGCAATTTTTCTGTAGACTTCTGAACCATGTTCAGTCCTTCTGCCTCGTATTTAATTTTTTCTTTTATGAAAGGACTCAAAAGAGAAACTACATTTTCTATTTCTAAATTGTTCTTCTCACAATAGTATGTGATTGTATCAATATATGAACTGTTTAATTTAGAAACTTGTTTTTCTATCTCATCACTAAATTCTTTTGAACTCTTAAGTTTCAACATTATATTAAATTCTCCTTAGATTTACGTTACATCGTATAATATACGCTATAACGTAAAATTTGTCAATAGTTTATTCTGATTTCCAGATAGTCCAAAGACCGTAGACAATCGCTGCGTATGCAGCCCATGTAATCAAACCATCAAAGAGCAGTGCAACAACACCCATTGCAATAAGTGCGCCACCATCCCATGATGTTCTTTCAGCTAATCTATCTTTAATCCAATTTATCATATTACATTCTCCCTATAATGCTTGTGATTTCAACTTGTGCTACTGGGTCTAAATTCATAGCACTTACATCTTCCGTTTCGAAAGTTATGTCTGCCCTGCAGTCTACTTTAGACCCTTGTTTTGAAAAATAATTGGGCAAAACCTTAAAATAACTATTTTGTGAATTTATAAAGTCTCTGAAAATAAACTCGTTTTCACCAAGTTCCTTTCCCACTGACAAAGAGAATCCTAAAGCTGGAATCTTATCAATATCCCATCTTAATATTCTTTGCCATCCAAGTGGAGCGCCAGGACATAAATTACCTTTAGTGTAAAGTTCCGTACTGCGAACAGGAGTATTATCAGAGACTACTTCTGTGATTCTAAATCTCAACTTAGAATCCACGGCTGCTTTATAATCACAATATATTTTTATACTTTGTTCTTGGGC